ATACGTTGGGATATCGAACAAAACGTCGTACGTCTGACCGCTTGCGGGTTCAACGATGTCGACAGACTGCGCGCCATTCCAGCCCGCACCGTCCGTCTTGTTCTGCAACAACGTCGCACCGATCTGTTGCGCGGTCGCAGTACCGTCGACGCAGGCCCAAATGCTGTGCGGTTGCAACGTGATGCCGTTGATGACTTCGACGGCGCTTGTAACATTTTCCAGATACGCTACCGACGTAACAAGCAGATTGTTGTTCGCGTCACGAATGTTATACAAGCCGGAAATCTGAGCTTGCGGCGTGCTGATACCCTGCAATGCAAGCGTGTTGTTACGCAGCGCACGCAGCGATGCATCAGCTTGCTTGTTCGTACCAATGGTTGTGACGCTAGGCGCGTGACCGCTTGGATAGGTCGCGCCAGTCTGGTCATTGCTGATGGTTTCCCATCCAAGAATAGAGTCGACAGGCCAGTCAAGCGTAAGGCTTGCAACGGCTGTTGGCCCTGCCACCTGTGCCGCGAACTGACCAAACGCAATACCACCACCCGAACCGTTGCTTGCCAGTATTACGCCGGTAGTCAGAACAAACACTGGACCATTCTGGCCGACCGATGCACGCGTGCCAGCCGGAATGTTGGTATTGATGACACCCGTAAGCATCACATTCGTAACTTGCGTCGGTGTTGCCGGTGCACGGGTCAATCCCATTAGCGCGCAAAGCGCATCAAGGAATAGACCGCCTGCAAGCTTCGGGTTTATCTGGTTCGCGACCTTCGCATTGGTGTTGACTACCGCAGTGCGGGCGCTCGTTTCTGCCGTCACCTGTGCGCCAACGTATGTGCTTGGATCGGTGCTGATGTTCACACCGAACGCCAGTTCCCATTCGCTTTGCACGTCAGTCAGCACGTCTGACGTATCTGGCGAGATAACGCCCGTTTCAGTGATGTAATCGTAGACGTCGCTCATTGCGTCGCAATCCCCGTAATAGTTACTGACTCGTCATAGACCGTTGTGATGACTGCGGTATAGCTCAATACACCGTTCACAGACGACATGGTGAACGACTCGATGCCGGTCACGTCCGTTGTAGCAAGAATGATGGTGCGCGCCGCTGCTTCAAACTGTGAAGGATTGAACTGGTTGAATGCCGTCTGAAACATCGGCATTCCTTCGTTGTTCGCGTACTTCATTTCGTTTCGTTGCGCTTCGACCCGCGACTTGCTCAACTGTGCGACCGCTGCCGCGCCCGTGACAATTGCCATATCGCCGGTTTCAGGGTCGATAAATGGGTCGCGGTTTTCGTTCTCTGCAAATAACATCAGCATGTTCATGCTCCCACGACCCCGCCTGTATCGCCCGAACCTGTTTGCACACCGCTGTGTACGTGCGTCGGGAATGGCACGGTAGCGATTGTTGTCGCCACCGGCAAATTCACATTGCCGGTGAACATCGAGCCGAACCCGGTAGCGTCGACATCCAACGTTCCGGTGTTGATGCTGATTGACGAAGACGCGTTGATTTCAACCGTCGTGCCGTTGATCTGGATATCAGCACCAATCAGGTTAATTTTACCTTCTGACATGACAATGCGCGTTGAACCGTCAAGCGTGCTGATGACCATCGCTCCACTATCGAGCGTAAACGTCCATTGGTCGTACACGTCGGGGATGAACCGGCCGTTCTCAAACGAATGAATCCGACCATCGTTAGGGGATGACATTTGCGCGCCTTGCAGGAATAGCGAAATGTCGCGGTCACTCGCTTCAATCCATCCAAGATCACCGGGGCCAAGCGGAAAGTTGATGAACAGACCGCCGCCGCCGATAGCAAGTACCGGCACGGCAGCGATAGGAGCGCGCCCAACGCGTTGCGCACTGGTGCTAATCATGCTGATAAGTGGTTGAACCATCGCGCGGTTTGTGGCGCGGTTATAACTGACAATACGGGCAGGCAACTGGCCGTCCGTTTTCATCATCAGTTTGCGGAAAATGTACGATAGCGCGCCGCCAAGGTCACCATCAATGGATGGCGGTTTATCGGGTATAAGTGGTGTGTTCATGATGGCAGGCTGTTAGTCCAGAACATTTGTGGATACTTCGTTGCTTCGATGATGTCGTAAAACGCAACGTCACGTGTAGCGATTTCAAAGCCCGTTCGATAGATAGTGTAATTGCCGTTCAGTGACGGATTTTGCACACTCTGCAACGTCAGAATGCCACCTAACTTTACGCCCGGCGATAACAGGCATTTGACACGGATGCCATATTCGGTCAATTCAACCTGACCAATCATTCCGCTATCAGGCGACAAGACGAATGCGGTGTTCGTCAACGCAACGCCCTTATCCTTGCACACCAATGTGTTGTCATCGACATACGCATCTACTGCACCAAGTGACTGAAGCTTTGTTACCTGCCCTGCGGTGCTGCCGTTGTACGCATAGTTTGCGATGTTGCGGTCGGTCGCTTCGAATTGCAGATTGAGCCCCATCTGACTCGCGATGTTCTGCGATATCTGCGATAGCGGTGCAGTGATGCCATACGATTGCGCGACAAGATCATTCTTGTAAAACTGCATGGTGCGCGACCGGATATTCATGATGATGTCAGGCGGTTGTGACGGCACCGCCGTAACGATGTCGCCCTGATAACGCAAGAACATGCCGGTACTGATGCGGCCCGCCCATACCTGCACAGACTTGCGCACCTGGTTATAGTCGAATGGTGTCAGGTTCGTTGCCAGCGAATTGCGCAACTGCCGCGACAGGTTGGCGATTTGAATCGAGCATTCGTTCTGCGTCACGTCAACGAACTTGCTACCGGTCGCAACGATCAGCGGCGGCTCTTTGGGGTCACCCATTGACGTATCAATCGTGGCGCTTTCAGTACCCCATGTGAATACCAGCTTTACGATACGATCGTCAAACATCATGCCGCCTGATTGGATGCAAGTGTGATTGTTTGCGCGTTCGCGGCAATCGTCGCGCGGCCCGTTACCATTTCTGCGTTGCTCGCGTATAGCAGCACGTCGCCCGCACCAAAATTCTCATAATTCGGGTTGCCGCCGCTGGCAGTTGTCCAGAAGAAATTGCCGCCATCACCTTCGAGGTATTCGTAAGGGATGACCATTTGACCAACGAGACACGGGCACGATGATGCAACCACGGCACCATTTACGGTGACATCCATGAACATCATGTCGTCGCCATCGAACCAGACTCGGATGTCGTATTGCTGGCCGTCTGCGGTAAAGGTCGGTTCCTGATTCGGAATCGCCTGCAAGTTAATCGGCATCAATTGAAGATACCCCCTAAAAAACTACCGATCTGATACAGCGCCGATTGTTGCGGTTGCTGCGCGCCGGTCTGTACAGTTGACTGGTCTTGTGGCTGTTGCACATTACTGGCCGTGAGCGCCTGATACTGAACCGTGACCATCTGGATTTGTCGCAATTTGATGGCAAGCGGGATGGCGTCAAACATGTCGGCGCTTTCTTCGTGCGGCATCGCCTGAATCAACATGTCAGGAAACACATCGGCTTTAGTCTGAATCGATACTTGCGTGCCGCTCAGAAAATAGCCTTTAATCGACTGATACACGGCTTGGTATTCGCCATCGCTGGCAAGCACCATGGATAGTTCGATGTCGACCGGTTGGATAATCATGAAGTCCTGCACAACCGACCCGGTTTCAATCGGATGTTCCATGATCTTTGCGGAACGGTTGATGTTCGCTTTCATCGGCCGCGCAGTCTGGAACAATTGCTCAAACGTGTCGTTGTCATAAATACCAACGACGTCCACACCAAATAGCGACAACACGCTCTGAGCAATGTTGTTAATTGCACCTAATGTGCCCTGCGCGTTACCAACGATATTCGTGAAACCCATGGTTACCCCGCGATGCCGTCAGTATGCTGATCAACGGCGTTATTGATGTGTTGCTTCAATGCATCTTGCACGGCCTTTGCGGTGGCTTGTGGGTTGTCAGCAGCGTGTACATTGATGTCACCCACGGTGACCTGTGTTGTCCTTGCACCACCAACGTTAGTTGTTGCACCGCCTGCACCGGGTTGCGCGAGCGGACTGCTATCGGCCGCGTTTACCTGCGCCTGCCCGGCATAAATCTGTGCTGCGTATGCTTCACGCCGGGCGTTGTTGGCTTCTGCCGAACCGGGACGTTCGTAATACTTGGAATGAATATCGGCCGCTTCCTCTGCGGTCGTTGCAGCGCGCAGACGTTTGCCGGCCGATTGCTCTTTACCTTGCGTTACTTCGTAATTGAAGAAACGCAACTGTTCGTCAAGGCTTGATCCTTCGAGCGGATGACCTGACCATTTTTCGAAGTCGGCGCGGCGCGAGCCAAGCCATTGACCCAAACCGTATGCGCCTGATGATGAGTTGAGCGCATCGGCCTTACCGCCCGATTCCTGCATGAATGAACCGGCAATGCCCGCCGCCTGCTCACGTGTCCACCCCATACCCTGCAACGACGTCGCAATCTGCCGTCCCGTACCGGTGTTACCAAGACGTGCGGTCGCGGCTGGTGTTGATGGCGGCGCACTGCTACCGACCTGGATATTGTCATACTTGCCACCCGTTTCGCTAGCCAGCCAGTTGCCAAGTTTGTCGAGCCACGCTGGCATTGCCACGCTGGCGAGCTTGCCTAACCATTGCCAGAATTTCTCAACCAGTCCAACACCCTTATCGAACAGGTCAACGATAGGTTGCAATGCACCTTTGTACTTGTTCCACGCGGTGACACCTTCCGTGAGCAGCACGTTTGCCGCCCACTTGATTGCGTCGGTGATGAGCTTCCATGACATCTGCACGATTTCAGCAACGCTGCGCGCGATGCGACCGATGATAGGCCAGCGCGAGACAATTTCACCAATCAACGATTCCTGACCGTTGCGGAACTTTTCAATGTCATCAACCACAAGCCCAATTGCAAGCCCAAGTGCGATAAAAGGCGCAGCAGCAAGCAATACAGGCGCTATAAGCGCCCACAAGGCACCAGCGGCAACAACCAGCGGCGGAACAAGCACGGCGGCAACGACGGCCCCGATAGCGGCGAATGTTGCGATTGCGACGGCCTTGTGTTCAGACATCCACGTAATCATTTTGTCCAGACCCTGCACGACCCACGTGAATGCCGGTAGTAGCTCTTGAGCGATACTACGTTTGACCCCTTCAAACGACAAGCTAAGTTCCTTCTGAGCAATCGTGTACTTGAGCGACGCGTCGGCCTGTTCCTGCGTTACCGCATGTAGCTCACGTTCTTTGGCAATCAGTTCGTCAAACGCACGACGCCCCTGTGCCAGTAGCATGATGGTTCCCTGGTCAAGACCCAACTTCTGACCAAGGAAAATTTGTTGTGTACGATTCAACTTTGAGAAGTTATCCGCGATAGCAGACAATGCAAGCGTCGGGTCTTTGATCGATTCGCGCATCACCTGTGCCGATGCGCCCAATTGCTGAAATGCCATGGTCATTGGACTGACACCGACGGTACCAAACCGTGCGACTTCTACGAAACCATCGCGCAACTTGCCAAGCGTTGATGCTGCCTGGTCAGCGGTGCCGCCCATTGAAATTGTCGCCGCCTGATACGCCGACATCGATTCAACGGACATGTTCATTGCGCGGGCCTGCAACGCGGTTGCTGCGGTTGCTGCTGCTGTGTCGTTGACCAGCGCCTTGATTGCGCCAAGTGCGAGTACTCCCGCCAACGCACCAGCCGCATTCTTTGCCATATTCACAAAGTTCGATGCCAGTTTGTCGACAGACAGGTCGACGTCATCCACTGATTTTTTGAGCTTCTTCAGTGATACGTCGCCTTCTTCAGTGCCTTTTTTCACCTTCGAGACATCTGCCTCAAACATGAAAAAGAAAGTATCCAGAATATTCACGGTTTGGTTGCTCCGTTATCTTTGTTGCTGTGCTTTGCGCTCTGCTTCTTGTGCGGAAAGATATTCGTTAGCCCTGCGTACCATGATGACTTCGAGCATGTTCATCGCATCTTCGAGCGTGTACACGGTACGCAGTTCTATCAGGGTTGCGCCGCCCCGTCCTGCTTCGCTTGTAACGCAGGCGATAAGTCCGTCAACGTTTTCTGAATCAATGCGACGGCCTGCGTCATCACGCGGTCTAGGATACCGGATAGCTTTCCGTTGCCGAAAAAAGCGAAGTTGTAATTCATCATCGCCCATTCCAGCCGTAACAAATCCTCTGCATTCTTGACGTGGTTGTCGACCAGCGCTTGCGTGGACAACGTTAGCGGCGTTTCGCGACCGTCAATCGCGACCGCGACATGCGACATAATCTTGAGCATCAGCGCTTCGTTGGTGCTGTAGTCGCCTACTTTCGGCAACGCACTGGTCGGGTATTGCATGATGATTTCACGCCCGACCGTTGCGGGAAACTTCGACAGCATGAACGACGCACCACCGTGCGACGTCGGGCCGTCTTCGAATAGTTTTGGTTGAATCATGATGGGATTCCTGTTAATGAAAAGGGCCGCGCGAAGCGGCCCATCTATTATCGCATCCGGCCGGATAGTTACCCGGTCAGGCCCGCACGTGCGATTGTGATGTTCTGAAATGCGAACTTGTATTGCTTCGATTTCATACGACCAGCCGACGAAATACTGTTGCTGATGCTACCGGAAAGCAGTTTGCCGGTACTGAGCGTTACGATTGCCCCGGACGGATACTGACCGACCAGCGTGATGCGGTCGAGCGCCGATTGCTTGTTCTTGCCGACACGGTTCGCGGCGAGCAACACCGCAAGGTTGTTGTCGTCATCGGATTCAGGGATGACGCTCAGTGTGCACGGCAACGGGATGGCCTTTGACCATGAAATCATGTCGCCATTCAGGCCCATCGCTACTTCTGCGATGTTGATGTCGGGAAAATCGAATGGGTCTGCATCATCCGCGAACTGTTCGATAGGCAACGCAAGTGGGTATGTGGTCGTTGCCCGCAACGTGATGACTAGACCAAACCCGCCAATTTCACCATTCATGATTGTTGCTCCAAAGTTTGTAACTGTGACAAGATGCGCGGCGAACCGCGCATGCCCGCTTAGATCAGTTGGTGAGAACCGGTGATGGTGTTGATAACGTTGTCTTTCACATA